CAGCTCAGTTGTGTTAAACTCCACCAACGGAATTGAAATGCCGATGGAATTGATTTCTGTGAAGGAATCAAAGGCTGGTTCGTTTGTACAAGTCGTGCCAGAGTACAAACGTTTAAAGAATCGCTATCAAATGATGTGGGATCAAAAGGATTGTGTTGAATACTTAAAGACTTCAGCAGTGTTGGCAGTATACATTGACCAAAGTTTAAGTACAAACACATTCTATAATCCTGCATACTTTGCTGAGGGTAAAGTACCCGGTACATTGATTGCTAAGAATTTGATGCTTGCATATAAATGGGGTATCAAAACTATCTATTATAGTTTGATTAACAAAGTAGGTAGCAAGGCAGCATTGCAAGAAGATAATATCATCCCATTTGTTAAGCAAGATATTATTGAAGATGAAGAATATTGTGAGAGTTGTGTACTATGATAACATTTCCGTTTGAATTAACCGATGATGAAAAGTTATCTATGCTATTCACATATTACAAGATTGATCCTATCAAAGTAGACGATGAAGATAAGCCCATGATAGTCATGGCATTAACAAGAGAAGACGTAGCCACCGTTAGAATAGATGAAGAAGGTGGATTAGTAATAGAATATAACGAGGAAATATAAAATGATTTATGCAAGTATATGTTTGTTAGTGGTAATTGTTGTTTTAGTATCTAGAGATATTTTCAAAAAGAAAGATACGGATGAGTAAAGAACAATATGATTTAAGTAAGCAGACTAACTATCTAAAACGAACCATGTTTTTAGATCCAGAAGGTCCTGTAACAGTGCAACGTTTTGAAGAAGTTAAGTATCCAAGACTAGCTAAGTATGAAGAAACAGCACGTGGCTTCTTTTGGGTGCCAGAAGAAATATCTTTAACTAAAGATAAGATTGACCACAAGGATAGTAGTGATGCAATCAAACATATCTTTACTAGTAATTTGCTACGTCAAACTGCGCTTGATAGTATTCAAGGTCGTGCACCAAGTCAAGTATTCAGTCCAGTAATTAGTATTCCAGAATTAGAAGCATTAGTAAGTAACTGGAGTTTCTTTGAGACTAATATTCATAGTAAGAGTTACAGTCACATTATTCGGAATGTTTACGGTGTACCCAAAGAAGAATTCAACAAAATACACGATACAAAAGAAATTGTAGAAATGTCTAGCAGTGTTGGTAATTACTATGACAAACTACATGAACTAAATTGTTTCAAGGAAGCTAGTCCAGGGACAGTCAGTGAAGAAGCACACATCAAAGCAATTTGGATGGCATTGAATGCTAGCTATGCACTAGAAGCATTACGTTTCATGGTTAGTTTTGCTACAAGTCTTGCTATGGTAGAAAACAAGATTTACATTGGTAACGGAAACATTATCAGTTTGATATTACAAGATGAGTTACTACACGCAGAATGGACAGCATGGTTAATCAATAACGTAGTTAAAGATGACCCAAGATTTGTTATAGCAAAACAACAATGTGAACGTGAAGTATATGAATTGTATATGGATGTTATCCGTGAAGAAAAAGAATGGGCAACATATCTATTCAGCAAAGGTGTTGTGATTGGGTTGAATGCTGAAATATTATCAGACTTTGTAGATTATACAGCTTTTAATCGTCTGAAGGATATCGGCATTAAATATAATGAGAATCACCCTAAACACTCACCTATTCCATGGTTCAATAAGCATGTGAATATTAACAAAAAACAATCAGCACTACAAGAAACAGAAAGTACCAACTATGTAATTGGCGTTATGAGTGATGTAGTAGAATATGAGGAGTTACCAATACTATGATAGAAAAAGATATTAGAAAACAATTAAACATCATTAATGAAGCTATGCAAATTAATGAAGATCCTGTCACACAGTTTGCTAGTTTAGCACATGAAGAATGCAGAAATAACTATGATCCTACAGGCACAAAACCTAGGATCAAAAAGAATAGTGATGGATCAGAAGGTGACATAAACCAACCTTTTAATAAGATTCACCCCGATTGGCAAAAAGAAAATTTAGCCGCAGGGCAAGCGGCACTAGAAGCAGTCAAAAGATTCCCTGATGATGAGGAGAGTGCCGCTGAGTATATTCATATTCAATGGATGAGACGTAATCCGAAGGCAGATTATAATGCCGCACAACACGTACCATACGACCAACTTTCGGAAGAAGAAAAAGAAAAAGATAGGGTACACGTAAGAACAATGAAAAAAATACTAAAACAATTATAAGGAGAACAGGTATGTTAGAGACATTATTATATATAGCAATAGGTGCGTTCTTAGGTTGGAACTTCCCTCAACCACAATACGCAAAAGATTTTCAAACCAAATACTTACAAAAGTATATTGATAGATTAAAAGCAATACTATTCTTTTGGAAATAAACATGAAAGCTATAGTATGGAGTAAGTATCACTGTCCTTATTGCGACCAAGCAAAGGCATTGTTAGAGAGTAGAGGAATAGAGTTTGAAGAACGTAAGATTGGTGACGGATTCACACGTGAAGAATTATTAGAAGCAGTTCCAACTGCTCGTACAGTACCGCAGATTTTCTTAGATGATGAATATGTGGGTGGGTTCAATGAACTCAGAACAAAATTAACAGAAAGTATATAATGGAAGTTGGAAAAACATATACAATTAAATTGAATTCAGGTGAAGAATTAATTGCTAAAGTAACAGGAGTACATCTTGGTCAGGGATGTGTTGTAGTAACGAATCCAGTTAGTATTGCTCCCGGACAACAAGGAATGCAAATGATTCCAAGTATGTTCACGGCAGATATTGACAAAGAAATAAGAATAAATACTAGTAGTATTGCTCTTTATGCTTATACCGAAGAAAGTATTTCAGACAAGTATTTAGAAGCAACAACGGGTATTAAAGTACCCGAAAAGAAAATTATTTTAGGATAGTAATGCCAGCATTAAGTCGTAAGGGTGATACGGATCAACCAGGTGGTGCAATAATGAGGGGAGCAGGCACTGTGTTTGCCAACGGTATACCTGTTGGGTTGCATGTTAGTCAGATTACTCCTCATGCACCTTGGGGAACCCCTCATCCACCGCACGATGCTGCCACAACAACGGATGGATCTCCTACAGTTATATGTGAAGGTGTACCCGTACTAAGAATAGGATCAGGCAATAGTTGTGGGCATAGCATAGTGCAAGGTAGCCCTGATATATTTGTTCCATGAGTAACAAAGGTAAACAGAGTCCCTTAGCAGTTAATGTCACGTGTGCGTTATTACAAAGTAGCGGATTAAGAATTAATAATAACGTTACTACTTACGCCGGCTCTAGTACGGGCGTAAGTAACTATACCAAAGGTAGTATAGCAAACGATACTGTATTAGGTACTGTAAGTGATGTACTAAGATTAGCATTTCCAAAAATTGGTACTACAGTAACACAAACAACATACAATAACTTACTTGCAATGGGTTCATCTATTCCCGCGTTAAGTAATAGTAAACCAAGCACATATATTCCTGCATATTCAGGAGAAACTACTAGCTTTGGATTTTTGCGTATGTTAGCACTACAAGCAAACAATGAATTTAAATTCAATACTGGTTCATACAGCGATTTTTTAGCATCATTTGCTCAAGCTAATATGTTCAAAACCATGATGAATAAACAAATTAACACATTGTCTAATGGAAAGAGTTTTTTAGATGGTGTTTACAGTAATATGGATGATTTAATATCATCAGATATTACAGGAGTTAATATTGCAACTGTATACTGGGGTACAGATTTGATTGCTACTGGTAGATGCATAGATTTGTCAAAGATAGATAAATTTGGATTACCATCAATATTACTATTATCAATGAGAAATAGCAATGGTATAACTACCCGAGTTAATCAAGAATTAGTTAATGCAGGATTAACAGTTAGTGAAATACTTGAAATACTAACTGGAAATTACACCCCAACGGCAGGGCAAGAATTAAAAATATATAATGCATTTGAACAAATAACTGATGCTGAATTGTTAAATGTACTGATACCGTTAAATGTACAAACAAAAAATCTAAACAGTTTAGCAGACTTGTTAAATCCAAGAAAATTATTCCCTAATAGTTATATAAGTTTAACAGTAGCAAAATACAATACTACCGGTAGTCCCACAAACAGCAAGATTTATTATTTGTTATATTCAAACAATGGGTTAAATTCTCAATTAAACGCACTAAATTTTGGTAAAAGATTATTTGGTTTTATTCCGGATCAAATAGCAATACCGTGCGATGCGTTCAGCACTGCTATGATGCAGATAAAAAATATCAAAAACATGAACATTGAGAAATTCTCTCAAGTGGTAGCTAATTTAGAAACTGCTACTGCTAATTTATCTCAAGTCAACGGAACAGGAACTAAACCAGTCAATGATACCGATGTAACTACTGCATTAAACACCATAGCCAAAGGTAGTGGATTAAACGGGACATATAGAACAATTGATTTTTTTGGTGTAATGAGTGGATTGTCTGTTAATTTAGCTACTATTAGTACTTCTACTAAAGCATTACAAACCACAGTATTAGGAAATATATATACTAATATGAATAATTTACTGTCGGCAGCACCGGTATCACCTGCAACTACATATGATGATGCCCTAGCCACACTTATAACTAGTGCCAATACAGAAATTACCAACATTTATAATTCTAATGTAGCTAGTGCTACAAATCTAAATACTTTATGGACAGCTATGGGAAAACAGTTGTCTATTGAAGTTACGGCTAGAGCAACCGCTCTAAATACAGGTGCAACAACCGGAATGGCTGAAATCATGTCATTTGTTGATAGCATCTCAGGGATTGCAATGGATACAGAACCTTACCAGTCAGCACAGGTTTTGGAAGCTATTTGTGATTTATCAACTAAAGGAGGAAATAGTATAATAGCGTTAATGCGTGAAGCACGTAACGCAAAAAGGCTGGGATTAACCGGGGGAGTACTAGATAATGACATATCTGACACACCTGGCATCCCAATTGGAGTAAGCACACCGGCGTCCGGTCCATTAAATGGATTGACAAAAATTACCGGAGCCTCAACAACGCTCGGTAGCTTCGGGGGTAGCCCCGAAACTAAACTTATTCCCGCAAATCTTGATATATTCAATATATCTCCAACAACTTTACCCTCAGTTATAACACCAAAACAAGCAGTTGACCAAGTCATTGCATGTAATTGTGACTGTTGGGATCAAATACTTGGATAATTAAATTCAATTCAAAAGTTGTCTTTAAAGTCAAATAGTGTTATAATGCACTAGATGGCAGAAAGGAAAATCATGAAACACCTACCAAATATATGTAAATCCATAATTGGTAATTTTAAACTGTTATTGTTCGTCTTTTTGGGAGTTATCCCAATGGGCGCATTTAACATACACACAGCAACAGCACAGGAAGTAAAAGAAAGAAATCTCCCCGCATATGCCATGGACATTAAACAAATTAAATGCATGGCAACAAACATTTTCTATGAAGCAAGAGGGGAAAGTGAGAAAGGTAAAGCCGCAGTCGGTCGTGTCGTAATGAATAGAGTTAAACACGGCTTTGCGCCAAACCCATGTGCAGTTGTTTATCAGAAAACAACCAATCGTGACACTAAAGCAACAACGTGTCAATTCTCTTGGGTCTGTGAGGGCAAAACAAAACTCAATACAAAAGACCCCAAGTACAAAGAATCAGAACAAATAGCGTATGAAGTATTAGCATTGAATCAACATAAAAATGTTATACCATCGTCTATCTTATTCTTTCATAATACAAGTGTGAAGCCGGATATCAGCTATAAGACTAAAATCCAAATAGGCAATCACATTTTTTATGAGCATAAAAAGAAACGCTAAGAAACTCTATGGGTGGAAACATAACGATTTTTACTTCGGGAAGCACCCAAGAACCTAAGCGTGTAACGCATCCCCGAGATACATTATTACAATGTGTTGATAGGTCTATTAAAGAAACAAGTCTATCAAAAAATGACATTGTACTTGATGTATTTCCGGGGAACACTATTGCACATTATACAGTCACAGCCATGCCTGCAATTAAAGCAGGTGCTGATTACTATAATTTATCTTTTGAACCATATCAATATCTTAAAATATTCAATGAAATTCGCCCTACATATATAGGTCTAATTCCACGACATTATGAAATATTATCTAAGACCAAAGAGTTTGAGAACTTAGACATGAGTTGTGTACGTTACATGACAGTGGGATCAAGTAAAATTGAACAAGCAATGATTGATACATTTTTAAACAAGGGTGTAAAACTTGTAGCTAACTGGTATGGAATGACAGAGATGCCTCCTCCGGTATTTGTAGGCTATAATAGCGAATCATTTGATTTTACACCTAAAGAAGGTTATAATGTTGAATTCACTGATGAGGGTGAATGCATAATCAACGGATTATACACCGGTGATATATTTGATGTTGAAAATAAAATATTTTTAAGAAGAAAGAAAAATGCTACTGGGTCAACTTGGAAAACTAACGTTTAAGTTATTTGATAAAGATATTGATAGAATTAAACTTGATGAGTTTTGTAAAAAATGTAAACTGTTGGGTTATGAAAACAATAGCTCATTAGAAAAAATGAAAGTCGATAAAATGAATATTCCCTATGGGCAATACTTTGTTGGATTGACTAATGATGAAATTTTTACAATAGCAGGTGTACATAATCTTTCTGAGACCGGTATTGCTGGTTGGAGATGTTTATTTCGCGGTGCTCAACTACCCGGACATACTCCTACATGGAGTATGGATATCTTTAAAAGTGGAATACATTTCTCATATCTGTTATATTATCAAATAAAATTTGTACAACAATTTGAACCTTTAGCAGATTTTTATATAAGCACTAATATTGATAATCCCTCAGCAGGTGCAAGTTCTAGGCTAAACAGTATTATGATGCCTAGATTAGCAAGTAAAGGTTATTGGGACTTAACACATGAAAACATTCAATTGTATGGTACTTCTCAGAATCTTTGGAAAGTTAACGTGGAGAAGTATATGGAAGACCGCGAGATTTGGCTAGCTGGCGATATGAATACTGATTGAATAATGCTTGATTTTCTTTAGGAAGAACAATACTATCTACTTTCTCAATACTACGCCAGTATTCAGTGTGATTTAACTTGCTAGTACGATAATGCAGACTTAAAAAATCAGCTAAATGGTCGTATAGTTTAGTCCATACTCTATTATATTTCTCTTGTCTACGGTCATCATTAATTAAACGCACTAACATCTTTAATGGTCCGTGTATCAAAAACAATCCAGTTGCTTCAAGCGGCTCTAAAAATCCGCAGGATAGACCCAATGATATTACGTTTAACTTCCAAGGCTCAGGGTTAAATTGATTAGTTATTGGGACTTCAAATACTTTATCTTTACGTAAACCGGGAGTTTTTTGAACAAACTCATCCATTGCTTTATCTATGTTAATCATGTCTTTATTGAATGCATACCCGTTTCCAGTTCTGTTATCAATGCTAACACGCCATCGCCAGCCATAATCCATACTATAAGTTTGTGTGTAATTTTCTTGCGGTTCTACAAAATCACCCGGTCCGCATATAGCGTAATTATTAATTAACGAATTGTGTTGTATTAGTGATTGCCCTAATGGTTTACGTAATAGACTTTTAAATCCGGTGCAGTCAATATACAAGTCTGCTTTATAGATATTCTTTTCACATAGAATTTGTGTAATACCGCTGTTATCGTGTTGTACTTCTACTACATCATCTACAATATGAATTAATCCTTTTGGAATACATATGTTGTCTCGCAATGAGTGACCTAATTTAGTAGCATCTAAATGATATGCATGGCGCCATTTCTTGTCAGGAATAGCTTTGTCTTTAAGCCATTGTTCTTGTTCTGAATGCTCTGATTCATCAAAACAAAAGTGATGCCACCATGAATCATTACCATCACCCCATCCATTATGCTGTATCGTATATTTGCGTATAGCACTGCAACTACTCATTAATTTTTCTTCTGAAAATCCTACATCTTCTAAGAAGTCATTAATGCTAGGAATAGTACTCTCACCTACACCAACAATGAGAACATTCTTACTTTCAATCAACGTAACCTGTAGATTAGTCTTAGATAGTAAATAAGCCGCGGTCATGAATCCTGCACTGCCACCACCGACAATCAATACAGAATTAATCACCCAATAACACCTTCCATGCTTTGGACGTGTTCTGCCATGCTAGCAGGAATTTTAAATATTAAATGAGCACGTGTGTCGGTGCCTCTATTGTCAGTACCATGAGGTATCATAGTGTTTACTAGATACATGCTTCCATCGCATTCCATATGATATTCATTATTATCAAAATAGAAATAACTTTCGGGCGCTACACTTATTGGAACATGAATTTTAATCCAATCATCACTATCTATGTGACTGTTGATAAATGTTCCTGGGGGATGTGTTGCAATACTAAATCCATGTGCAAAAGGAAAGGCTTGTTCAAAGTCTTTGATAATACCGAAATACAAATCTGTCCATCGATATTCATCTGACTTTAACAAGCCAATGTTATATGGGGGGCATGGTTGGGTCAAATCTAACGCATTACTGTGTATGGCCCAACCATACATTTCTTTTACACTATGCCCGCCTACTCCATCGTGATCCACTACTACTGTACTACCTACGTTCCAACATAAATGTTGAAAGTCACGTTCTACAATTTCATAGTAACTTTGAAGTTTTTCTAAGTTAACCTTAATTTTTAATTTAATAAGGTCAAATGACATAAAAATCCTTAAGCTACATCTAATGTGAAATCAATACCGTGTGCTGATTTATCTTTTAAATCTACAACTGTAATAGTTGATTTAACTTTGCTAGATGCTTGGTCATAATCAAACTTATATGGAACTAAAACAATCTTGTCGCCAGAACCATTGATTGGGCTATAGCTGATGTTATTAGTTGGCAAATCAAATGATTTAACAACTTGTCCATTTGT